AAGGATCAATTCTGCCTTTTAAAGCTGTTGGTAATGATACAAAAGGTGTTTTTTCAGGTATAAAACTCATGATTCAAAAAATTTATATTGATGTCAAAGGGCTAGATCCAGCTCCGCAAGGAAGTAAAGTCTACATTGGCAAAGGAAGAATGATTGAAAGTTGTAAAAGATTGAAGTCATGGCGGGATTTAATTAAGAAAGAAGTATTAAAAGCTAATCAAGAAATGATAAGCGGACCTTGTGAAGTCTTTATTTGTTTTCGATTATTAAGGCCAAAAATACATTTTTCTAGTAAAGGTGAGTTAAAAAAAGATGCTCCAAAATATGTAATTACTAAGAACAGAGGTGATCTTGATAAATTGGTTAGAGCATGTTTTGATTCACTAAGCATGACAGCTATTTCAGATGATGCCACCGTTGTGCAGTTAAATGCAAAAAAAAGGTTCGTCACTGAACATGAAGAACCTGGAGCACAAATTTTAATTTTAAGTAAAGACTAGCCGAACAGACCCCAACCCGCAAAAGTTAGTCTTTCCCTTCAATAGCTTTGCAATAAAAAAGGTATTTTATCCTAAAAAGGATTCGACTAAATTAAGAATAGCAGATTTATTTAAGTAAATTCAGGATAAGATTGACTTAATCTTTTCTCTATGTTTTTATCGTCAACATTAAATTCAATCAATAAATCTTCTTTTTCTTTAATTAAATCTAATTTTAATTGTTTATGTTTTTTAATTTGATCTTTTAGATATTTAATTTGATCTTCAAGACCTTCAATAAATTCACCTTTAGCTTTAATTTGGTCATCTTGTTTTTCAAGAATTTGAAATTCTTCTGAATCTTTTCCCCAAGTTATTGCTTGTCTTAAAATTCTTTCCCAATGGTTTAATTCATCACACCAATGTTCAGATTCTTCTCCACCTAAGTCAAACATTTTAGTGTGGAATTTGTTTAGAATTTCATATGCTTTTTCAGCACGATTTAAGTAGTGTCCAGCTTTCATTTTTGAATTTCTCCTGTGTTAATAAAATTTTTAATCCAATTGTTTAATTCTTTTTCAGACATAGAAGATAAATAATCTTCTACGCACATAGCGGTTAAATATTGGTCATCTAAAACATTATTAATAATGTCTTTGTTTATGTGACCGTCAAATTTGTAATTAAGTTTTTTCATTTTGTTATTTTTAAATAGCCAACTTTGTTTCCATTAGTGTCTTTAATAGGCCTTGATAATGGAAGGTTATAACTACAAATAGTAGTTTCTTTAGCGAAATTCGATAAGTCTTTAAAGATTCTTCTAATTTCAGGAGCAGCATCTTCATGAAACATATCGTTATCAAGATTGATAGAAAAAGTAAGTTTTGACATAATTAACTCATCATTTGAACATAATCACTAATTTCACTAATGGACATGCCGCCATCATAAAATTCAGTAATATCATTATCAAAAAAGCCACTTTAAACTTTTTTAATAGCTTTTTTTGTATTTACATCAAGTTTTAATAACTCACGTAAATCTTGAAGAACTTCGTCTTTTAAAGTAATTTTTTTCATTAGTTAGCCCCAAACCATAGTTTTAATTTCTTCATCATTCATATGAATGTGTAAGTTTTGTCCTTTAATTAAATCTTTAAGCATAGTTTCATTTAAAGGAATGTTTTCAGCAAAATCATCTCTACTAACGTCATTTGCTTTATCCCAAACTTCATTTCTATCTAAAGTATTAGGATTATATCCTCTTGCAAAAGCTACTATAAATTTTTCACCTTTATAGCAACTCATTACATAGATTCCTTCATCTTTAACTAACCAAAAAGATTTTTTGTTAGTGTACTTATCTTCATAAGCAACTTTAAATTCTTTAGCTTCAAGTGTTGCTTTAGCTAAATCTCTTAACTTTTTAGTTGATGGAAAAGTAAGACAGTGAACATTTGTGTTGTAATTCATTGAATAACTTGCGGGTTACATATATATTATACACCGTATTTATAAGTAATAGCTGTCAATAGCTCTAATGCGTTGCAATAGTAGTATTCTTAGCATAGCTATTTACAGTTATTAAAAGTCAGTGCATAATAAATATGTACTTTATTTTATGTTCAACCCGCTATGAACTTACTTACACAAGAACTTCTTAAGAAGTTACCACCTCTCGGTCATTCAATTGAAACCAAAGAGGAGCCCCAAGCTATTGTTAAATGGTTTACACCAGATTCTAACTTTACTTGGTACGTCGCCGAATATGATCCTTCAACAGGTCAATGTTTCGGATTAGTCGACGGATTTGCTAAAGAGTTTGGCTATTTCAACATTCACGAAATTAAAGCCATTCGAGGTCCATTTAAATTACCAGTTGAAAGAGATTGGTCTTTTGATCCTTGTAACTTAAATTCTTTAGTTTAATGAAAAATCTATTTCTTTATATGGCAGTGGGCTTTATCAGTTACACTGCCTTTTCTTCGTCTTTAGACAAAAGTACACAAATTCACTGTAATAGTGGAATACAGCGCGCTTGCGCAGCTTTAGCAAAATGAAAGAACAAATGAAAGAGACAATTATTGTTCAATCTTTTAATTTACTTCAAAAGTTAAAAGGAATAGTTGAAACTCAACAAGCTCAACTAAATATATTAGTTGATAATAACGACACTCTTAAAAAAAGAATAGAAAAACTTGAAAACCTTTTAGACATTCAATCTCATTTAAATTCAGATGACAAACGCTTTATTTAAAGATGACTTTATAACTGAAAAAGTTTATAGATCATCTTCTGATTATTCCGCAACTGACATTAAAACGGAAATTAAATACAATGGTTTTACTTTATGGGATCAAAAATTTAATCCTAATACAAGACCAAAACCACCAACTACCGCACTTAAATTAGGCTCAATGCTTCATAAAGCAGTTTTAGAACCTAATGAATTTAATTCTTTTTATCAAGTAATTGAGAATAAAAGAACTAAAGAAGGTAAAGAAAAAATCCTGGAATTAGAAGAAAAAGGTATTGAAGCTATTTCATTTGAAGAAAAAATTTTTTGCAATGATATATGCGACGCTGTAGCTAATCACCCAATAGCTTCAGAATTGTTTTCTAATGGTGCTCCTGAACAAAGTTTTTTTTGGGATCATAAAGAAACCAATTTACCACTCAAATGCAGAGCTGATTGGATTAATGGTGATACTATCATTGATTTGAAAACAACTGCTGAAGGCGGTGCTCATGAAGATACTTTTTCACGTGCAGTAGCAAATTTTTTATACCATATTCAAGCTGCTCATTACTGCGAAGGTATTGGTCTTAAAAAGTTTGTATTTGTAGCTGTTGAAAAAGTTTA